ATAACCTTTTTGTTTTGGAATAAAAGCAGGTTGAGTAAATGGAGCAAAAACAGAATATTCTCCGTCTGCATATCTATATCTATAGCTAAATCTTACAAACTTATCTTCTAAATAATTTGGATCACCTGGCCAAGTAGCATTATTTTTTTCATTTGTCATTGTGGTTCCTGTAAAAGTAAGAACCGTTCCACTACCTCCAGGAACTGTTAAAGTAGCTGTTAAGTGAAGTTGAGTGCTGCTAACAACTTTTGTTACTTGAACTAAATCTGTTATTAAAGTTGTACCACCAGTCACATACATACCTACTGTTATATTTGTATTAGCAGCTATATTTAAAACAAAAACACCTGCTGTTGGAGTTGCTTGGCTTGTAAACGTGCTAGTAGTAGTTTTTAATAAACTAATAGGTTCATAAGGAGAAAACTTAGCAACAGATATATCTGTTTCTTTTGTATAATACCCTAATTCATTTGTTACATTTATTACTCTTGGTTGATTTCTATTGTCAGTCCAAAATAATAAATCATCTATTAAATTAATTCCAACAATAGGATAAAATGTGGAAAAATTTAAAAATGATCCTTCAACTATTGTTTGATATGTTTTACCATTTCCAAAAGTTGAACCATCAGTGTTATAAGCAACTATAAAATTACTACACAAACTACATGTTACGTTTTGAGAATTATTTGTTGTTATAAAGTAATACAGTCTTTCATTTGGCTCATCATCATATACTCCTATTACAAACTTAGTTCCGACAATGTCTATAAGCTCTTCTTGTTTAAAATTACCTAATATATTTTCTAAAGAACCAATATCGTCGGATTCAGATTTACCTACAGATATATTCTGCGCATCTCTATATTCACCGTTAGGTATTAGTCTATCGTCTAAGTCTTTATTCATTTTAGACTTTAGAAAACTATTTTTGATTTCTGCCATGTATTAAAATTTAAGCCACTTAGATTTACCTCTCATAACTTGAACAATTTGATCAAGTTTAAGATTAGATAATCTAATTTTTGCATTTCTTAGTTTAGCACTTTTTTCTTTTTGAAATCTTCTTACTATATATTCTTGTATACCTGTACTTGTAGATAATAAAGCATATATTATATAAGAATACAAAGCTTCTTCAGCTAGTTTAGGTATTCTTGTATCAAGATCATAAGCATTACCATCAGAAATGTATTGTAATAATATAAGTCTGTTTGCTAAATTACTTGTAAAATTAAAAGTACCTTTTCTTTCATCAATTTTAAACCAACCATTTTTTTGACTAGTTTGAGGTTCTAGTCCATATCTTTGACCTAAAGCACCTTCATAAACGCTACGATCAAACACTGCGTTGGCATTATTTAATTCATTAATAAATCCTCCGCTAATCCTTCTAGGATCAGTTTTGCTCCAAACAGGGTTTATCTGTGAAGTAACTTCTGTATTATTATCATTATTATCTTGAATTGGATTACCTAAGTCATCTTGACTAAAAGTATAATAAGGGCTTTGATTTAAATTATTTGTAGGATATATAACATGTAAAACACCTAACTCATCAACCCAAGATAATTTTACATAATTAACGTAGTCTTGAGGTATAGTTAAACTTAATGATGAAGGCACTGTAAGTTCAGAAGATTTAATGCTTTTTAACGTATCATAACTAAATTCTTGTAATCCTCTTCTAGCGTGAAATATAACATCAGATCTTTTTACACTTGTTATAAGTTTACCTTCTCCTACATATGCAATTAAAAAATTATCTATAACGTCATACAGTCTTGTGTAACTATAATCACCATTACTATCGTGCATGGTATCTTCATTCAGCTGTATTTTAAGATAAGTGCCAGCAGCTAAAACAGTGTTAACAGTTATAACATTATTCACCATCGTGAAAGGATTAACGTTGGAAAATGTTAAAACCTCAGCGTCAACAACAGTAGCATTTTTATTAAGCGTAATTTCTTGTTTGAAAAAAGTATAAACACCACTACTATCGGGTCTTTGCGTCATGTTTTTGTTTAAAACCAAAACACTTCTCCCCGCTGTATTAGTATTACTTACAACTATAGTTCCATTTGATATATAGTTTCCACTTACACCCATACCTGCTAATATAGTAGCATCATATGTTCCTAAAGTAAGGGTTGTTGTACCTGTTATTGCTGGTTGAAATCTAATAAGCATTCCAACGCCTGTTCCATTTTGTAGTTTATTCCAATTAATAGTGGTTAAACCACCATTAGTAGATACAGTTTGTACAAAAGTTGGTGGTGTATAATCTGTCCAAGTTCCTACACCTCCAGGATTAGGATCATCAACAACAGCATTAGCTCCCAAAGCTTGTATACTTGCTGTTATATCTGCATTCATTATAACACTATAATCACTTAATATAGAACCGATGTTTCCTGTAACAAAAGGAACATAAGCACTTCCCGTTATTGAAGTTCCAGGATTAATAACACTAAGAACAGTTGTTGCTGATTCTACACCAACACCAGACACGGTCATGCCACTTTGTATAGCTTCGTTATAAGCGGTTAAATCTACAGACGTGCTTGCAAAACCAGTTGCATTAACAACGGTTCCTGTAACTTGAGATCCTATTGGAGATAATTCAGTCCATACATTTGCGTTTGGACTAGTAAACATTTTAAAATTGTTCTTGTTATAATTTCCGGTTGCAGGATCTGATCCTCCAAAAACTAAATCAGTATCAAAAGTCGATGTAAACGTCTTACCAGTACCGCTTGTGCTTATGTAAAACTGCTGAGCTCCAGCGTAATATTGACTATTGGTTTCGTTTATTAAACCTCCATTGGGTATAGGCATAATTTATTATCTTTGTTGATTAATGTTTTCTTGTTGTACTTGTTGAGCTGCAACCTGTACGATTTGTGGGTCTTCAATAACAACACCCGCATATAATAATATTTTTAACGTAAGCTCTGTTTGATCCGCTGAATGTATTTCAAAATCAACAGAGGTTTCAGGTTGATAAATATATTGATAGTTTGATGCTGCGGTTGAAGTAAAATTCCATTGTGGTGGTACTGGTTTTCTTATGTATGCAGCTTGAACCCCGTTTGTTATTGTAATAGGATAAACAATAACTTGATTGTTTTCATAAACATATATAGGATATGTTGTTGAAGGTTTAGTTAAATTAGATGAATTTAAATGAAACAAATCAGATCTAGTGACTCTTTCTAGTTCTTGAGTATCTAAAGCTCCTGGAGTATAAAACAATTGTCCTAGTCTATAAAATTCGTTTGCATAAAGATTTACTATAAGCGCTTGGCCAGCAGCTGGAGCACTAGATAATGTAATAATAGATCCGCTTAAGCTAAAAGCATTTGGTGCCAATTTAACTCCATTTAAAAATACAGAAACACTTGAATCATTATTTGAAAGTGTTAAAGCGTTTCCAGTTAAAGTGTAAGCAGTAGCAGCAGTAGTGTTAAATGTTTGTGATGCAGAAGTTAAACCAGATGTGTAGTCATTATAACCTGGTAGTTCAAAAACATTACTTGAAGAGATTGAAGTTGCTGTTCCGAACTTTTTAAATATAGAGATTTTTTCATCAAGATTTACGACTCTATCTGCGTAATCTGTATTTGTTTGTGGAACACGTATTTGCTGATTTAAGCTGTCAAAATATGTTTCAAATATTTCTAATTGAGCTTGAGCACCTGTTTTGTTAAACTCTACGGGTGTCATATAACCTCTCTGTTCTTTATTAAGTATTAATAAAACGGTTTGGTATACAGTATTTACGTTTATTGCCATTTTAATATTTTAGTTAATAATGACAGGGCCACAAAAGTGACCCTTCACTATAATTATAGTTACATGTTATTGTAACTTTTTCTGAATTGTTTTGTAAACATCTACACCTTCATCTGTTTTAAACCAAGCAGCTAAAGCTGAATATGGATTTTCATCAAATGGTATAGTCATTAATTTTCTATTATTACTTCCCCATAGAAATTCTCGTTGATCTTGAGAAAGTTTTAAAATGCTTTGTTCTACCGCTACAATTCCAACGTTTCTTAAACCAACATTGTCATCAGATGCTATTGCTAAAAACCCTTCTGGATTTTTTCTAGCCATTAAAAGTAGATCTCTTTTTAATTCTTGAGAGCTTAAACTTGAAACTCCAGATCCTTTTTCCACTCTTAAAACAGCTTCAGCATGATCTATATCCATGTTTTTTGCTGCCATCATAGCATCAAGTTCTAAGTTTATATCATCAAGCTCGTCTTCAGCAACTTCATCAGCTTGCCATTCATAATAAGTATTGTTTAATCTTGGGTGATATAAAGATAATAATTTTTGTAAATTTTGTTTTTCCTTAGGAACTGTTAAAACACCTTCTTCAAATATAATGTGCCCCATTGTAACTTCACCTTTTTGTTCATCAACAAAACATGAATTTTGATTAGTTGCATATCTAATTTCTCTTTGAGTTCCAGTGGTTTCATCAAACCACATAAGTGGTGATCTTCTTGAATTTTTTGATCCTAATGTATAAGTTAACGGCTCTGCGTTATTTAATAGTAGATAAGTTCTACTCTTTATCTCCCATTGAGGGGCTTCTGTTTTTTTAGTCTTTGACATAATATAATATAATATAATTAATAAAAATAAAGGGCTAGGCGCCGAAGCGCCTAACTCTTTAAAGCAATCTTATTGTTGGAATAATACGAAATTATTCGCGGCTTGAGTAACCAAACATCTTTCAGTCAACCAATTAACTTGCATCGCATCTAACGCAGTAGTGTAAGCACCACCTGCAGATCCTGTGATCCAGTTTTTGTATCGTCTGTCTTCAGTTTGTGAAGCTCTATATCTAACGTGAAGGAACGGTCTTCTTATGTTAGTACCAAGTTGTTGGTCATACACAGTTGAAGTTCCAGCAGGTATTAATACACCTTCGATATTGTTAACCGCAACAGCACCTCTTGTAGAAGCGTCGTTTAAGTATTTCCAGCTAGTTTTGTAGAAGTCATAAGAACCTCTTCTAAAACCAGAGAAACCTAGGTTAAGTGCCATATCCTCAGAGTTTTCAAATAAACCATAAGCAGTACCACCAGAAGAACCAGCAGAAATTTGCCCTAGCATATCGTCAAATTCTAAATCAAGATCTCTATTTAAGAAAAGCATGTTTTCTTCGATAGCGCCTTGAGTATCTAAGTTCTTAAGAACTTGATCAAAGTCAGAAATACCAGTACCTCCAGAAAAACCAGATAGTATGTTACCTCTTGATTGAATAGCAGCAAATAAACCTTCTGATCCATGCGCATTAACTGCAGCACTATATCCCGGAACATTTCCAGCAGCTGCACCAGCAGCAAAACTGTTAGCACCAGCACCACTAGCTAATTCACTTTCAACCATTGCCATTTCTAAGTAGTCATCAAATCTTAGTCTTGTTTCAGACTCAGACTTTAAATACCATAAGTATCCTGATGTACCATCTTCTGTAGCAACTTCTACCCAACCGATTTGAGACATATCAGAACCATTTATTTGAAACGAATCTTTTATGATAATTGGTTGATTAGAAAATTGAGTAAACTGTGGTTGAATAGATTTGTAAGATGCAGCATTAGGAGCAGCACCTTGAGCCGTAGCTTGAGATGTACCTTTTGCAAAAGCAGAACCATATACAAATATTTTCAACGAAGTTGATCTGTTAGCAGCTCCAGCTGCAACACCTGCATCAGCTAAAGTAAGCCAGCTGTTTCCTACAAAAGTAAAAGCAGTAATAGATGCAAGAGGACCAGCGATATTTTGGCTAGTACCTACAACACCTTTTATTGTAACACCAGTAGCTGGATTCATTACAACAATAGTGTCGTTTGCAAAAATAGCATTTTGAACACCATTAGCTAATGGAAAAGTAAATACATTTCCGTTTGCAGCAGCAGTTCCAACGAGAGTTACACCAGTGTAAGACACGTGTAATCTGTTTTGTTCAGACCAAATTACTTGATCAGATGTCATTGGCATTTCAGCGCCAACCATACGTAAGAAACCATTTAAAGTTCTATTTCCGTATCTCTCTACCTCAGCTTCATAAACCTCAGGTAAGTATTGTTGTGCAAAGTCATTTGCACCAGCATTAAACGCTAGGTAATTGTTTTGTAGCGCTAATTGAGTTTGAGAAGGTATAATGCTTCCAAACACAGGAGAAATTTGTCCCATAATTAATTGTTTTGTTTTTTAGTTAAATTTTCTTGTTTTTATCTTCAATTTAGAAGAATCAAGGCCGCTGATAGCTTTAACTTTTAATCCATTAACAAATACGTCTCCACTAGGCGTAGGCCTAATGTCGTCAGATATGTTTTTAGATTTTGCAACTAAATTTTTAGTAGCATCGGATTTACCTTGCTCATAAAAATGTTTTGCAATAGAATCAATATTGTCAGCAGCGTACATAGCTTTATGATAACCTTTAACATCATTTACATTACCTTTATCATCTAAGAACTTCTTAATTGTGTTGGAAATATTTGATTGTTTAGTTGCAACTTCACTAGGGTTTTTAACTCCATATCTAAATTTTTTTTCTCCTAAATCGATCTCAAAACCTTTGAAATTATCGGAAAAATATTTATTAGTAACAGATTTAAAATCTTCATGTTGTTGTTGAGCTGTGTTTTGCTCTTCATTATAGCGGTTGAAAAAATCCATTGCCTTTTTTTGGTCTTGTGTCGTACCAGGTCTCAACTTGATTTCCTCGTAATATTGACTTTTTAAACCATCTAAATGCTTTCGGGCTTTAGCAACCTCTTCTTTATATGCAAGTTTCTTTTTACGAACCTCGCGTTCTTCATCAACTTCTTCATCAAATGAAAAATTATCTTCAATCATAAAGTTAATTTCGCTTGAATCTAAATGTGACTTAGCTTGTTTATAATACTCTCTTAAAAGAGTATTGTTATCTACATTAGAATAATCAGCATTTAATCTTACATAATCTTCTAATGATCCACCAGTTTCTTTCATAAAGTCTACAACTTTTTCAATATTTTCTGGTAGTTTAGCTACTTCTCTCGCCTCTTCTGGCGTAGGAGCAATAACTTTTTGTTCAATTTTTTCACCTATTTGCTGTATTTCTTCTTCTACTTTGTCTTCAATAGGTTTATTTTCTTCTTCTTTAATTTCAGAAACCGGGCTGGACTCTGGTACTCGTTCGTCCACTTTAGGGCTATTTCCGGTTTGTTCGCCCACAACCACTTTCTTTGTTTCTCCGACTGGAATGGCATCTGTTTCTTTTTTAGGTTTTGATAAATCAACTTTAATAATACCGTCGTTTACCAATTGTTTTGGTTTACGTTTAATTTTAAACGTACCTTCTTCTTTTACTTGTTCTGACATAATATAATATAATATAAATTAATAAAAATTTTATTGTGGTTCAAATTGCTCTAAACCAAATCCGCCTAAATTATCATTTCCTGCGGATTCAAAATCAGTTGGTGATGTAGCGTTTTGTCTTTGACTAATCATTTCACTTTGTTGAGTAGCTTGAATTTTAGTTCTTTTATCTTTACGATCTTCTATTTCAGCTTCTTTTGTTTTTGTAACTTGAGCTTGTGTTTGAGCAAGTTGTATTTGATAATTAAATTCTTCAGCCATTAATTGTTTTTTAATCATAGCTTCTTGTTCCATCCTTTGTATTTCAAACTGAGATTTAGCTTGCTCTATTTGTATCTCTGTTTGTGCCATAGCTTCTCTTTTTTGAACCTCATTTAATGCTGCTTGCTCGGCTGTTTTAGCATTAGCTTCACCTTGAGCTGCAATCATAGCTTTTTGATTAGCTTGATCTTCTTTTTGTTTTTGTTTTCTTTTAAGCTTTAGCATTTGATTAGCTAACTTAAGATTTTTTATTTGTCTTATATCTATAGCGTCTTCTAAATCAATTCCTTGAGATTGTAAAGCTATTTGTATATTTTGTTCCAACATTGCTTTTTCTTCATCTTCAGGTTCTAGTTCTAAATATATTCCAAAATCATACAAATGTAATTCTTTCATATCTTCTAAATTTCCTACACTAAACTTTCCAATACTAGATTTTAAAGCGTTATTAGTTAAAGAAAACTCAAGCATGTCAGCTATTCTTAATGAAATATTTTCACAAGCTCTTAAAGTTAAATATAGACTAGACCTTAATATATGTCGCGTTGCCACATTTGAAGCATTAGCTGCCATTTTTTGTAAACCAACTAAAGCATCTTTATCAGGCATAGAACCATCTCTTGCTTCATTAAGCCCTGTTACATCTCTTATCATTTGTAAATAATACTGATAAGTATTTATTAATGATTGTATTTTACCATTAGCACTAGATGATTGTAATTCTTGTATAGGTACTTTACCTCTATTCGGATCACCATCTTGTGTTAAGCTTCTACCAACAATACTACCGGTCTGAAAATACATGTTTAAAGCTTCTTGCGGATTATAATTAGTACCATTGCCTAAATCAACTTCAGCCAGACCATCAACATCAACAAACACCCCGTCTGGAACCATACGTTGAATTACTTGTTGTAATTTTAATGATGTAAGCTGTATCATGTCAGCAAAACTTGTACATCTACTTACTAACGATTCAATACGACCTTGATATAAACTAGGAGCACACACTGCGTAATTCATCATAACTTTTGTTAAATCACTTTTTGGTCTTGTCATGTTTTCTGCTAGCTTCCATTCAAGCATTTGTGGAACACCCATAACTTTAGCACCACTAAATAAAACTTCTATAGACCTTGAAGCTCTATTAAAATTATCACTTTTAGGTGGATTAAAAGTATCTGGTTTTTCTAAAGTTTTTTGTAAACCATTTTCAGTTTCTTTTATTTTAAAAACTTGATCAATAAATGTTTTATATTCAAAAAACAGTATTTGAACTAAATCGTTATCGTAATTAGGATTAGCAATATAACCATCACGCCCTGGATACCTAACCATTTTTTTTAATTCATCATCAGTTAAATAAGGAAATTTCTTTTTAATTTCAGCTAAAGTCATAGACTTTATTTCACCAACATAATATATGTCTTCAAAATTAGGATCATTTGTATATGAATAAACTAAATTAGCAGGATCTACATAATCAACAACTACACCTTCTGATTTATTAAAAGAAGTTTTTAAAGCTCCAATTCCAATTGTAATTATATCTTCAGTTACTCTTTTATTTACTAAATCATATTTACTAAAAGCTAAAACATTATTTATAGCTTCTTCTTCTGCAATTTCTATACCTTGCTTATAGCTTAATTGCATATGTAACTCTAATTCTTCTTTTGATCTAGGTAAATCTTTTATAGGTAAAGAAGATTGTTTAAAGCTTAATCCTGTATTTTTTTCGGCATTAGCTATTATATCTTTTGCAAACATATCTTTTGCAACACCATCTAAATATGTAGATCTTTTTTTAGAAGAAAAAGGATCTTGAGCATATGCTTTAATATCGTAACTTTTAGCACTAATACCGTTTGATACTATATCTACAAACTTAGGTATAATAGGAACTGGCTTCCAGTCTAAATTTAAATAAGACAAATCACCATTAATAGATAATTCATCTTTATATTTTTGTACGTTTTGCTCTCCACGAGCGTATAATCTTAAGTTATGAAAATTTTGATAACCTGTATTCCATCTACTACCATTTACTCTACCTCCTCTAAACCATTCGTATTCAATAGCTTGCCCTACTAACAAACCATATTCTAAAGATTTCTTTTCCTCTTCAGATACCATCTGACTAGGAAACGCACTATTAATACCAGTGTTTAATTTCATCTATTAATTATTTTTGATTCATTGCCTCTATTGTCATATTTAGAAAAACTTAAATTTACAGGTTCTTTAATAAGATCAGCAACGGGTCTATATTTATTTTTATTACAAGCCATAATAGCTAATCCAGAGCTTATCGACGCATCGTGTTTTGTTCTATCATTTATATTAAAAGCAGCCCAATCTTCTAAAGTTCTTTGAAAATACATTGATCCATATTGTTCATTATTGTAACCTACAAAATTTTCAATATAAGCTTCAATTGCAGCGGCGTGTGCTTGTTTTATGTCTTGGCTTGAGTTTGGTATACCACCTATTTCTTTTTCTGTTATAGATAATTTATGCATTGTTTTATCTGGTCGATTCATAGAAAAACCTCTATAACCTCTACGTTTAAAGTAATAAAGTAATCTTGGTTTATTGTTTTCTGCTAATATTGGCATACCATAAAAATGACAAGCCATAAGAACATCTTCAAAAAATATTTCAGCAGTAGAAGGTCTTGCTATATATTCTAAAAAGAATAAATTTGGTGGAGCGTCTTCCATGCTAAACTTAGTTAAACCATGTAAAGAACCTTTTGATCCTCTACCATCTACGGTTCCGGATATATCATAACTGTCAC